GAAACCTGTTTAACAGTGCGAAATTGGATGATTCTAAGGCAGGAACCAAATTGGTAACACTAGGAGATATGGCTAAAGGAAGAAAAAAAATACCTACAAAAATAAAAGAGATGCAAGGCACACTGACGCCTGGTCGCTATTTAGAAAACGAAATGGAAGTTACGTCGTTAGCTGAAATACCTAGCGCTCCTGCGTATCTAAATGAGCTTGGAAAGCTTGAATGGAATACTGTTGCATCTGAGTTACATGCAAAAGGAATGTTACACTTTGTTGACTTAGCTTTGCTTTCAGCTTATTGTAATGAGATGGCAACATACTTAGAGGCTAGTGAAATTTTAAATAGAGATGGCAAAGTAGAAAGAACTTACAGAGACGATGGTAGAGTTAGAAGTAGTAAACTTAAGCCAGAGAATAAGATTGCTAGAGATGCTTTAATATCAGCGTTAAAATTAGCAACTCAATTCGGATTTACTCCGAGCGCTAGAGCGAGTATTCCTCAACCAAAATTACCTGAAAATTCAGATGACGAATTTAATTTTTTCAACTAATTAAAATGACAAACTTTAAACTAATAGTAATATGGCCAAGTTAGAAGAAAAGTTTTACTATTGTGAAAAGACCGCTAATAGAGCGATCGCTTTTATAGAGATGCATATCACTCATGTTAAAGGAGAGTTAGCTGGCAAACCTTTTATATTAGAACAGTGGCAAAAGGATGAGATCATTGGACCATTGTTTGGTTGGAAACATAAGAAGAATGATCTAAGAAGATACAATACGGCTTACATAGAAATACCAAGGAAGAATGGTAAGTCAAATCTTTGTGCAGCTATTGCTCTTTATTTACTTTTTGCAGATGGAGAAAAAGGTGCTGAGGTTTATTCTGCAGCAGGAGATAGAGCTCAAGCTGGAATCGTTTTTGACTTAGCAAGACAAATGTGTTTAAACGATAAAATGGTATCAAGCAATTGTAAGATATTTAAGAATTCAATTACGTTTGACAAACAAGGATCTTTCTATAAAGCAATATCAGCCGACGCTTCAACTAAGCATGGATTTAATGCATCAGGAATTATCTTTGACGAGTTACACGTTCAACCTAATAGAGATCTTTGGGATACGTTAACAACAAGTACAGGAGCGCGTAAGCAACCATTGACGATAGCAATTACAACAGCAGGATATAATAAGAATTCTATATGTTGGGAAGTACATGAGTATGCAAGAAAAGTAGAAAAAGGAATAATAAAAGATGAAGGCTTTTTGACTTGTATTTACGCTGCAGATCCTGAAGATGATTTTACTAAAGAAGAAACTTGGAAGAAAGCAAATCCTGGTTATGGTACAATTGTCAAAAAAGAATACCTAAAAAAGGAAGCTGAGAAAGCAACAAAGATTGTTTCTTATGAGAATACTTTTCGTCGTTTGCATCTCAATCAATGGACTACAAATGAGACTAAATGGCTTAGCGACAAGCAATGGATGGATTGCAACATTAGTCAATTAGAGGAATCAGACTTTTATGGAAGAGAATGTTACGCAGGACTTGACTTGGCAAGCGTTAAAGATATTAGCGCATTTGTTTTAATATTTCCAGATGGAGATAAGTTTGATGTAATACCATACTTCTTTAGTCCTAAAGACGGAGCTTACGTAAGATCTAGAAGAGATGGAGTTGATTATCTTGGTTGGAATAAATTAGGATTAATGGATTTGACTGAAGGAGATGTTACGGATTATAATTTTATAAAAGCAAAGATTGAAGAGTTAGCTGAGAAGTTTAACATTAGATCTATCGCTTATGACCGTTGGAATAGTTCGCAGCTTGTAATTGATCTTGTAAACGAAGGATTGCCATTAGCTCCTTTTGGTCAAGGATTTGTAAGTATGAGTGCACCAACAAAAGAATTAGAAAGGTTAGTCTTAACTCAGTCTATAAACCACGGTGGAAATGAGATACTAAGGTGGATGTGTTCTAATCTTCAAATGAAATTAGATCCTGCTGCAAATATTAAAATGGATAAAGGAAAGTCTAAAGAAAAAATTGATGGAATGATCGCACTTGTAATGGCTTTAGGTAGATATATGAACCCTGGAGACGATTCTGGACCATCAACTTATGAGGATTCTGGCATTATTTTTATATAATTTCATAAAATTTAACATGGTTCCCAATCATGTAAACTAAAAAAAAGTAAAAATATTGTTTAAAGTTTGTAACAGTTAAGAAAATAGTTGTATATTTACAATGAAATTAACAATTAAAAATTACTACATTATGCAATACGAGACAATAGACGGACAAGTAAAACACGGCACACCTCCAGTATACAGATATTTTATTAATAAAGAGTTAATAAGTTATTGCGAGTTGTCGGGACAATCTTTTATAAGATGGCAAGTTATTAGAAATTTTTGTAAAGATGGTACGTTTGTACACGTAGAATTTAAAGGACGTAATCGTAACGAATGCGTAGAATTTATTAATAGTTTTAAAAAATAAAAAAACCAACCTCAACGGCTCAATCTTAACGGATTGGGCTTTTGGTGGTGTAACAGAAATATTAATTTAAAATTAGTACAATGGAAAAAGAAGAAACAGCATTAGAATTAATTTTAGGAGTGATATTAGTATTTAGTCCTATTATTTTATTATTTTTGTAATGTTCGAGTGGATATTAGTTTTAGTTTTTATTTGGTTATCTTATAACTTTTTTAAAGACTAAGTTTACAAGGCGTGGTTGCCTTTGGTTACGACCTAAAATAAAAACCAATATGGATGCGGAGTTTTGTAGTAATTTCTTCGCATCCTTTTTTTATGTTTAATTTTAAGGATTTAGTGGTAACTATTATATTTGCATATATATATATTTACCATGGCAAGTATTTTCAATTTTTTCAAGAAAGAAACCAGAGACAATGGTCAGACATTCCTACAAAATGTTTTAACTGGATTGTCAAATACTGGAGTTGCCGTTAACCAAGATACTAGTTTAACATATAGCGCTGTTTTCGCATGCGTTAGAGTGTTATCTGAATCAGTTGCATCTTTACCTATTGATATAATTAAAGACGTCAATGGAGATAAGACAGTCGACAAAGATCATCCTGTCTATAAATTATTAGCACAAAGACCTAACAACTACATGACCAGCTTCACTTGGAGGCAAATTCTGATGACTAATTTAGTCTTGAATGGTAACAGTTACTTCAATATCATCCGTGATACCAGCGCGCGTCCTGTGAGCTTAGAGTATATTCCAAGTGAGAATGTTGATGTTAAGCTTCAAGGTGGTGAAATATTTTACGAAATAAAAGAAGGCGGTGATGGTTTTGGACCAACTGTAGAAAGTAGAATAATAAAGCATGATGACATGCTACACTTTCAAGGATTAAGTTACGATGGTATAAAAGGACGAAGCGTAATAGAAACACATAGAGATTCATTTGGTTTAAGTATTGCCGCTAATAAATATGGTGGAGCTTATTACGGAAATGCAGCAAGTCCTTCTGGAATACTTTCGCATCCTGGTAAACTTTCTAAAGAAGCTGCTGATCGACTAAAATTTTCATGGAATAGTTCTTATGGTAATGGGCCAATGAATGCTCATAAAACTGCCATACTCGAAGAGGGAATGAGTTTTAAGCCAGTTTCTATGAATCCTCAAGATGCTGATTTTTTAAATACTAGAAAGTTTCAAGTAACAGAAATAGCTAGAATCTTTAGAGTACCACCTCATATGATTGGTGATTTAGATAGAGCTACGTTTACAAATATAGAACAACAAGGCATTGACTTCTTAACGCATACTCTTAGACCTTATCTAATTAACTTAGAAGAAGAATTGGAGAGAAAGTTATTTAGAGAGAATGAACAAGATACTTACAAAATAATGTTTAACGCAAACGGAATGCTAAGAGGTGATTCTGAAGCAAGAGCAAAATTTTATAAAGATATGAGTAGCATAGGTGTTCTTTCTATTAATGATATTAGAAGAATGGAGAACATGAACGATATTGGTTCTGATGGTGACAAACATTACTATGCTTTAAATTATGCTCCAATTGATGCACAAAGCGACGTAGATGGACAGTAGAGCTTTGGCTGATATAAATGGCACACCAACTCAAGGAATGGTCTCAGAAGCCACTAAAGGATTAGAATGGCGATCTGAGTTTGGTAGAGGAGGAACAGAAGTTGGAATAGCTAGAGCTAGAGACATAAAGAATAAAAAGAATTTATCAGTTAGCACTATCAAAAGAATGTTCTCGTTTTTTAGTAGACATGAAGTTGATAAGAAAGCTGAGGGTTTTAGACCAGGTGAAGAAGGTTATCCAAGTAATGGTAGAATTGCTTGGGCATTATGGGGAGGAGACGCTGGATTTAGTTGGTCAAAAAGAAAAGTTAAAGAAATTAAAAATGAAGAAGAAAGAACTATGGAATCAGAACAAAGACACATTAAAAAAATAGAAGAAACTGAAGATGAAATCATTATCACATACGAAAAAGAGTATGATGAAAATGAAGTTGAAACTCCTTTAGAAGAAACTCCTATGGAAGAAGATATGATCTCGGAAGATTATAGAAATGACTTGCCTAAAAAAGAGACTAGAACTTTTACTTTAGATAACTTAGAAGTTAGAGAAGAAGATGGTCAAAGTATTGTAGTAGGATATGGTTCTGTGTTTAATTCATTAAGTAATAACCTTGGAGGTTTTAGAGAACTTATTTCTCCTAGAGCTTTTGAAGGAAGATTAGAAGACGATGTAAGATTCTTGTTTAACCATGATGCTAATTATATTATGGGTAGAACAATATCAGGAACCTTAAAATTAAGGACTGATGAAAAAGGATTAAGATATGAAGTAAGATTGCCAGATACTCAAGTAGGAAGAGACTTAAGAGTTTCTTTAGAAAGAGGTGATGTTACTCAAAGCTCATTTGCTTTTACTGTTGAAGATGATTCTTGGGAAAGAACAGACCAAGGAACTATTAGAACAATAGAAAAGGTATCTAGGCTATACGATGTAAGTGCAGTAACTTATCCCGCATACGAGGATGCTACTGTAGGTTTACGCTCTATGGAAACATGGAAAAAGTCTTGCTTAGACGAAAGTTTAAGAAAGGAAAAAGAAGATAATAAACGTGAGGAAAAAGATTTACACAAACGTTCGTTAGCTTCTTTAAAATTAAAATTAAATAAATTAAATTTTTAACTAAACTATATTTTGATGAAATCATCTAAATTTTACACTGAAGAGCGTGCAAGCGTTCTTGAAAGTATGGAGTCTTTAGTTTCGGTTGCTGAGCTTGAAGAGCGTGAGTTAACTGAAGATGAAGCTGTATCTTTCGACGAAAAAAACCTTTTAGCGGAGGAATTAAAAAACAAAGCTGAAAGAGCTTTAAAAATGGAAGAAATGAAAAAGAAAGAAGTAAGAAACGTTGTTTCTGAAGAAGAAAAAGTAAAAAGATCTTACTCTTTTCTAAAGCACATTGATGGTATTGTAAACAACAATCTTGATGGTGCTGAAAAAGAAATGCAAGAACAAGCTGTAAGTGAAGCAAGAGCTAATGGAAATTCAATTAATGGTGCTGGTATTCCTGCATCTATGTTTGAAAAAAGAGCTGATGTTACTTCTAATATAGCTGGACTTTCTGTTGAGGCTTTTGTATCTGCTATTCGTGAGGATGCTATTTACACTCAATTAGGTGCTGACTTTATGAATCTAACTGCTGATGCTCGTATTCCAATCATCAATAAGCAATCTGTTGCTTGGATGGCTGCTGAAAATACTGGTGCAGCTGATGGTGGTGCTGCTTTTACTAGCGTTACATTAACTCCTTCAAGAATTGCAGGATATGTTAACGTTTCTAAAGAGTTACTACACCAAAACGGATCTGGCGTTGAAACTGCTATTATGGGTGATTTAGGAAAAGCTGTTGCTGATTCAATCGCTGAAGCAATGTTCTCTGCTACAACTGTAACAAATGCTCCTACTTCTGTAGCTGCAACTTCTGGCGTAAACACTTTTACTGAGACTGCTGCTTTTGCTGATGCTGTTTCAATGTTTGCTGATTTAACTTTGGCTGAACAAGAACAAGCTAATGCAGAATCATTAACTGGAAATCTTGCTTACGTATTATCGCCTGACTTTTTAGCTCAATTAAAGAGATCTGCTCAAGTTGTTTCTGTGAATCCTGCAATGGGATCTAACATGAACTTCAATCAGCAAATCGTTAACGGTTACCCAACTTACTACAATACTCACGTAGGAAAAAGTGCTGGTGTATCTGCAAACGGTTTATTTGGCGATTGGTCAAATGTGAAAGTAGGAATGTTTGGTGGAGTTGATATTTTAGTTGATCCTTACACTGTAGCTATAAACAACCAAATCAGATTGGTATGTAACACTTTGATTGACTTCAAAGTAGCTCAAGGTGCTAGATTTACTAAGTTTACTTCGTTAACTGCATAGTTATTAAATTAGAATAAGAGAGTGGGGCTGAGGCTCCCTCTCGCATTCTTTTAAAAGAAAAAGATGAGTTATATTATAAATGATTTTGGCGTAGCTATTTACAATAATTATTTACCTTACGGTAGACTAAGAACAAGGAATCAAGGGAATCCTTTGTCGTTTATTACTTTAGCTCAAGCGAAATCTCAATTAAGAATAGACTCGTCTTATACTGGTGATGATACATACATTGAAGCTTTAATTTCAATAGCTGTAAGTATTGTAGAAAAAGAAACTAGCATTGCTATAACTGCCGATCAACAAATGACATATATTGCTGATGGTTTTTTACCTGTAATAGACCTAGGACTTAATGGTCACGAAGTCGAATCAGTTAAGTATTACAATACTGACAATGTTCTAACAACTTTAGTAGTAGATACAGACTACTATGTAAGTAATTTGAATTTCCCAATGGCTAGTATTAGATTGTACAATACAACTAATAACGATTGGCCAGATACTTATGACAAACCTGATAGTGTAGAAGTTAAATTTAAGGCTGGAATAAATGATCAAAATGACATTCCACATGGTTTAAGACAAGCTATATTTTTAATCATAGGAAGATACTATGAAATGAGACAAGATGTTATTACAGGGACAATAGTAAATAAGATACCACTAGGAGCTCAGCATATAATTAACCAATACAAATTAGCTACGATATAATGTTAAACATTGGAAATCTTGATCAAGTTGGAATTTTGTACACTACTTCATATATTATAAGGAATGATGGTCAACAAACAACTTCAGCAACTCAAGATTCTACATTTTACTTTAGAAGATCTTTAAGAAAAAGCGAAACTAAATTAGAAGGTGATATGGTTCATGGAGTTAATGATATTGAAATAATTGTAAGATTCAATACTGCTTTTAAAATGGATAGTCAAATTAGCATATATCAATACAAAAATTCATCTGGTACACAGTTTTTTTATGAAATAACAGGGATAGAGGAAATAGGTAGAGCTGAAGGATTAAAGATTAGATGTACTAGAATACAATCAAGAGAAGAATAATGGCTGATTCTGTTAAAATAGATATTGATAAAAAAGGTTTGCTTGACATTAAGTCTGGTTTAGATAAATTATATCCGACTAATAGTAAAATGAATCGAGCTTTATTGACTTCTTTAAAAAGAGCAGCTAAACCAATACAAGCAAACTTAAAAAACTTAATACAGAGCAAAGCTAATAGAAGTAAAAATAATACTGGTAAACTTAAAAGAAGTATAAAAATATTTCCTTCTAAAAGATTAACTAAACAAGGAAGACCTTCAGTATTTGTAGGGCCTATTGTAAGAGTCCCTAAGCGAATAACTGCAAAGAAAGGTATGACTAAGAGTGAAAAGAAATCAGCTGCGGAAGCGTACATTAAAAAGAAGTCTGGTTTTTACTTTTACTTTTTAGAATATGGATTTAAACCTGGGAAGTCTAACAATAAAGTAAACGGACTTGGTTTATTACCAAAAGCAACAAATGCATCTGCTCCGCAAGCGATGGCTTTAGTTGAAAAAGAGATTTTAAATACTTTAAACAAAAGAAGTATGAAACTATTTGGAACGAGAATTAAATGAGTTTAGGTAGGAATCAAATATCAGGTGAATTTGTTTATAAAACATTAACAGCAAGTAGTACAAATAGCTTTACTGGATTAGTTTATCCTGAGGTAAATTCTAACGCAGCTCAAATACAAACTAACAACGATGGTTTTTGGATAACTTATGGATTTAGAAATCAAGATCCAACTCCTACAAAGTCTGGAGTAAGCACATTAGATACTACTACATTGTTAGTAAATATTTTTTTAGATCCTAAAGTTAGATGGGATAGATTAGAGATTTATGCTGGTGATATAAGAGATCTATTAGATGGATATAAAAGTGCAGCTCCAGTTGCTAGTGGTTTTTATGTTCAGTCTTGTACTTTTAGAGATATTGATACAGGATTCGAAGATGATCTTGGTCCTACTGGAGCATATTTTGCAACGTTAGAATTTGATATAAGAATTTCAAAACAATAAAATTATGATAGTAAAATTTATAAAAGATTATAAGTTACATAAAGATGTAAAGGTTACAAAAGCTGGAAGTCAAATGCAACTTAAAGAAAGCTTAGCGAAAAAGTTATGGTTAAAAGATACGATTGAAATCTTACAACCTCATGATTTTGTTAAACCAGTGACTAAAAAGGAAACTAAAAAAGAAGATTAATTAATTAATAAATAAATTTAAAATGGCAACAACTGGAATTATAAATGGAACAGACTTAGTAGTATCTGTTGACGTAGCAGGAGGAACAACTTTCGTCCCAATTACGTATTCAACTACTGCAAATATTAGCTTCTCAATGGAGACTAGAGAGGCTACAACTAAAGACTCTGCTGGTTATCAAGAGGTATTAGAAGGACTTAGAAGTGTAACTATTGACGCTGAAGCAATGACTGCTTTAGATGCAACGTTAGGATTCGAAGGGCTCTTTGCTTTATGGACTGGAAGAACTCAAGTAAATTTAGAATTTGGTACTACAGAAACTGGCGACCAAGTTTATCAAGTAAAAGCTTACATGACTAGTTTGGCTGTTTCTTCTGGAGTAGAAGATTCATCAACTTACTCAATAAGTTTTGAATGTACAGGGCAAATAACACTTGCTACTAACTAATTAATGTTGATTGGTACGGGATGAGCTTGAAAGCAATAAGCCCTTACCTTTCTTTTAATAACAACAACAACTAAATAAAATAAAAATGTTTGAAGTAATACAAATCGGGGATAAAACTTTGCCAATTCGTTTTGGCATGAATGCACTAAGGTTATACTGTAAAGAGCAAAACGTTTCTTTAAATGAAATATCTAAGCTTGGTTCTAATATTAGTCTAGATGAAGCTTGTTGCTTAATCTTATGTGGATTAAAAGACGGAGCTAGAAAAGCAAAGAAAGAAATTAGTTTTACAATAGATGATGTTGCAGATGCTCTTGACGACGACTTTAGTTTATTAGAAAAAGCTATGGAGATTTTCGCTGAAAGTTTTAACACAAAGACAGAGGGAAACTCGAAAGAGGCGGCAAAGCGTCTCAAGAAAAAATAGACTTTGAAGACCTTGAGCAAATTGCTTATGGAAGATTAGCGTTAATGCCTGAACAGTTTTGGGAATTAACAATGAGAGAATTTAGGCTTATGCAAATGGGCTATTTGAAAAAGTTGGAAGACGAGCAAATTCATCACTGGGATTTAGCTAGGACATTAGGATCTTTCATACTTCAACCTCACTTGAAAAAAGGTAAAAGTATGAAGCCATCGGACATTATTCCTTTGCCTATTGATGCTAAAAGAAAGGCGGTAGAATCTTTGAAAAATAGAAGGTTAGAAGCTCAGTTTGCAATGAAAAAGAGGGAGCTAATAAAAAAGAAAAATAGGGAAAACCCCCAATCAAGGGAAAATGACCTATTGAAAGATCGGAGAATTTGAATATAGACACACCACAGAGCATAGTTATTTGCTTAGAACGCATTAAAACAACGCTCAGTGGTTTACAAAAAATAGCGAAATGGCGAACAAAAAGAGCATAAATATATTCCTTGGGCTTAATGATTCTGACTTCCAAAAGGGTCTAAAAAAGGCTAGAAAGAATTTGACTAAGTTCGGTAACTCGATGAAGTCAACAGGTAAAAGTTTGACTACTAATTTAACTGCTCCTTTAGTTGGAATTGGTGTTATTGCAGGTAAAACTTTTATGGACTTTGAGCAATCAATGTTGAAAGTAAAAGCTATATCTGGAGCAACAGGAGAACAATTTAAAATGCTTGAAGCAGATGCTAAAGCGTTAGGATCAACAACGATGTTTACTGCTTCTCAAGTAGCTGGACTTCAGTTAGAACTTTCAAAGTTAGGTTTAACTCCTGAAGAAATAAACAACTCAACTGAGTCAATATTAAATTTAGCTCAAGCAACAGATTCTGATCTTTCTCAGTCCGCTATGGTTGCAGCTAAAACAATGCAAGCTTTCGGATTAGAGGCTTCTGACATGACTAGAATTGCTGATGTAATGGCTGACTCGTTTAGTTCATCCGCTTTAGACATGACTAAGTTTGAAACTGCTATGGGATCGGTTGCTCCTGTAGCAAAAGGAGCTGGAGCAAGTCTTGAAGAAACAACAGCGATATTAGGAGTTTTAGTAAATAATGGAGTTGAAGCATCAACAGCAGGTACTGCTTTAAGAAATATATTTTTAGACCTTGCTAAGGACGGTAAGACTATGGGTGAAGCCATGGACGAAATAAATAACTCAACAAATCCTTTAGCTGACGCAATGGAAATGTTTGGTAAAAGAGGTGCTACAGTTGCAACTATATTAGCAAATAATGGAGATGCAATACAAGATCTAACCGAAGATTTTAAAGATTCTAAAGGCGAAGCTTCTGCTATGGCTAGAATAATGGACTCAGGATTAGGAGGATCTTTAAGAAAGTTATTAAGTCAACTAGAAGGTTTAGCAATTCAAATAGGAGAAATACTTGTACCTGTGTTCTCTAAGGTCATGAGTGTTATTGCATTATTGGTCAATAAGTTTACTAGTTTAGATGACGGTACTAAAAAAATAATAGTTGGATTTGGATTAGTTGCTGCTGCTATTGGACCAATAATTACAATCGTTGGAGCATTAATTGCTGGATTCGCGGCTTTGGCTTCTCCAGTTTATTTAACAATTGCAGCATTAGTTGCTGGAGGAATTATAATTTATAATAACTGGGAGCCGTTTAAAAAAGTTCTAGCTGATTTGATTAATTATTTTATTGATCTATATAATGAATCTGCTGGATTTAGATATTTAGTAGAAGCGTTAGCTATTGGATTTAAGCAAATGTTCGCTTATCTCAAATTCTTTGTAGTGGCTGGAATTGCTATTGTAAAAAGTTTTGTTACAAATTTTACGTCTTTGTTTAAAGGAATAGGAGACATAATAAAAGGTATTTTTACATTAGATAGAAAACTAATAGCTAAAGGTTTTGAAGATGCTAAAGACGCGTTAGCGGAAACATTTAATCCTGAAAACAATCCAGAACTAAAAAAAGCAACCAAAGAATTAGCTGAATCAACAGTTGATAATTTCACAACTGCTATAGATAATATTAAAGGAAAAAACCCAGTCGAATATATTACTGAAGACGATATTCAAAACACAGTCGATAAAGCTGGAGATTTAGCTACACAAGTTGGTAATAAAATGAAATCAATGCTAGGAGGTGGAATAGCTACAACTCCTACTCCAGAATCTGGTGGAGCAATGATGGGTCCTCAAGAATTTGATTATAGTACTTTAGATAGTTTAGAAGAACAAGAGAAAAGTTTTTGGGATAAGTCAGAAAAAGGATGGTCTGATTGGGCAACAAAAGGACAAGAAAACATTGCTGGTTTTGTTGAAACTTGGGGATCTGCTTTTAGTAAGGTTGGAGATATTTTAACTCAACATATAGCTAATAAGCAAGAAACTTTAAAACAAGATACTGCAATACAATTAGAAGAGCAAGAGCTTCAGTTAGAACAAAAATTGTTAGATATTGAAAACTCTAGACTTAGTGAGGAAGAAAAAGCTAAGGCTATTGAAGATGCTAAAATTGAGCATGGTACTTCTATGAATAGTATACAGGAAACAGCTGACAAAGAATCAAGAAGACTAGCTAGGAAACAAGCTAAGGTTGATAAGATGCAAGCGGCTTTGCAAATTGCAGTTAGTACAGCTAGTGCAATAATGAAAGCGGTAGCAGCTAGTCCTTTGACTGTTGGTATGCCTTGGTCAGCAGCTATTGGAGTTTTAGGTGGAATACAATTAGGAACTGTTTTAGCCGCTCCACTTCCAGCTTTAGCAGAAGGAGGTTTAGCGTTTGGAGAAACAGCTGCAATAGTTGGTGATAACCCTAATGCAAGTGTCGATCCTGAGGTGATTGCTCCACTATCAAAATTACGTGATATGTTAGGAGGTGGAATGCAAACCGTTAATGTAGTTGGCGCTTTAAGAGGCGAGGACATAGTACTATCAACAATGAGAACTAATCAACGACTAAATAGACTTTCATAAATGGCTTACGGATTAATTAAGTTTGGAGAATTTAAAGACTACAATGGTATTCTTTATGCAATCAATATATTTAAAAAAGACTATGTTGGATCTAACTCTAGTTTCACTTTAGCATCTGATGGATTTACATTAAACTATAAAGGACAGGGTAATGATTATGACGCTCCTTTTAAAATGAGTGAACTAGAATTTACGTTTTATTCTGAAAGTGCAGCTGATGATACTTTTATTCTTGACGCGGTTAATGGTGACGAAGGTGATTATACCGTACAAGTAACAAAACAAGAAACTACTGGTGGATCTGTCAATACTTTTTGGCGTGGAGTATTGATTGTAGACAATGCAGATTTAAGTGATCTTTATTATCCTCAACCTTTTAAATTAAGAGCTATTGACGGAATATCTTTATTGAAAGGTAAAAAAGTAACAGAGCTAACTAACTTATATAATGTTGATGGTGGAGTTTCTGGTGGAGTTACTGAAGACTTTCAAATCGATGTTGCTGGAGGACCAACTTATGGCGGTTCTGTTTATCAACATAGATCATTAGTTTTAGCTTGCTTGAGATTGATACCTTGGGTTGAACAGATAACAGATACTGAAACATTTGTATACAATTATGGTTGTTGGGAGAACACTAAAATAACTAATCAAATAGATGTTAGATACGATCCTTTAAGAAGTGCAGCTATTCGTTCTGATGTTTTTTATACTCAATCAAATACAGGTGAATATTTGTATGGGAATTGTTTTGATATGCTAAGAGATATTTTAAGCTTTTACAATATTAGATGTTTTATGCAAGATGGATTTTTTGTAAATATACAGGTTGGAGTTTACGAAGAAATGAAAACAGCATCAAACTTTTATGCTAGGTATGGTAAAACAAGTAATGGAACTACAATTTTAGGTGGTGGTTCTGCAAGTTATTACATGGGTGATATTACAAACCCTGGAGATATAGCAAACAATTATAAAGTGTCTGAATCTACATTTGCCTATGGCGAACAAATAAAAGAAATAGAATTAGACGTTGGTAGTTCTACTGGTGAAGTTTATCAAAATTATAATTCATGGGCTACAAATACAAATTACGCTATAACTAAAGATCCTTCTCCAGGAGCTAATTACATACAAACATATCAAGGAGGAAATCCAGGTGAGAACATTACATTTATACTTAAAGGAAAGTTTAAAATAAAAAGAGTTGGAGGTACTGTTTCTAACGGTTATAATTGGTTAGAGATACAAGCAATTGTAAAAGTAGGAACATACTATTTATTTTATAATAACGTTACAACAAAATTTGAATGGAGTACTACAATACAAACTGTTTATGGAGCAAATAATGTTAACGCAGTTGCTAGTATACCCGCTGTTGGTTCTGAATATTCATACGCGCTTCAATGGGGAGCTCAAAACATTATTGAAATGGATGCGATACCGGTTGATGGAGCTGTCGAGGTTTATATTTATTGGGATCAATATACATTTATTGATGGTCAGGTTTTAGATGTTGCAGGATTAAGTGTTACAGATTTAGTAGTTACAACTGACGCTCAAGAAGGTACTTACGGTTCTACTTCTAGGGCTTTAGAATTAGATTTGTATAAGGATGGAGAGATGTTAGTTTACACTAAACATTTAGTAGAAAACAAGCCAGGAGGTAATTTAGTTGAAGGAGGAGTTGAGATAAGTAGAAAAGTTAAATTTGATTCTGGAGCTATTTATAGAAACAATACAATAGTAACTTGGGATGGAACTACTGGAACAATGTGGGATTCATGGACTTATGACTATGTAGCTAAATGGAGAAATAGAAACGAAGTAAATTCTGTAAATATTTTGCCAGTTTTTAAAGGCGTTGAAATGATTGCTTTGCACCCTTCAAATAAGAAAGTTTTACGATGTACTTTGATTGCTAAAAATGGCACAACGTCACCTTTTAGATTCTCTTGGATGTTTAAGTATGATGGTATTTTTTACATATCAAATGGATTTAAACTAGAGGCAAATAGTGGTATGTTAGTAGGAGAATTTATTGCTATAGATTATGAGTTAAGCAACGCATCATTAATTGCTGGCCAAAGTATTTCATCAACAGGTGGAGGAGTATCTGAAGTAGGTAGTCCTAATGAAGCTGTTGGAACTGTAGGAATGTAAAAAAAAAGATATGAATTTAAAAGGAATGTTTCGTGTTTGGTTAATGGATAGGCTAACAAATACTTTAGCCTTTGTTGCAACTGCAATATCATCAGGAGTAGCTTCAACTAGAATTATAATTGAGCCTTGGCAAGGTGGTACAGTGCCAGCAGGAGCAACATTAAAAGTAGAACCTTTAAACCAAGTAAATTGGTTTTTTGTTGTTTTATCTTCACCAGTAAACAATGGAGATACGGAAATTGTGACCGAAAGTTTTACTCCAACAAGTGACTTAGTAACTTCATCAAAAATTAGTGTTAGCGAATATAATTATCACGATAGAAGGTACAAAGAATATAACTCAACTCATATTCATTTTTATCACACAGGATCTACTCACGGTAATGATTTGCTGCCAACATTTACACAGTTTAATTGGAACGTAAATGCTGGTTCTGTTTTGACTGATGGTGTTTCAAAGCCTAATAGATGGGGATCACAATTCTCTTTTTTGCAAGCTCCAGATTATAAATGTAAAATTGAAAGGATCATAATTCAAGGATCTTCTAATGGAGGTACAGATGAAGATTGGGCTTTAAGATTTTGGGATAAGCCTGTTGATCCTAATGGTTCAT